CCGCGACCCGTGCAACATTGGCCTTGTCGGGTCGTCATGTGCCTGTCTCCTCCTGTTGCGACTTCCGCCTCCTGCTAACGCGGGGGGCGGTTTTTTTATTGCCCGGCGCAACCGCTTGACGCGCTGCGACGTTTGGGATACCGTTTGCTCAATCTCTAATTTCACGCCCGCCGGTTAATCCCGCGCGGGTGTTTCGCGTTTAGGAGGCCTTTATGGCGTCAGTCATCAGATTCGAAATGGGACCGGCTGGTGGGCGCTGCGCCGATGGCAAGGTGGACGTTCTGACCCCGTATCCCACCACCACCGGCGAAGTCACGTCCGGCGCAACAAGTGCGCTCGCAACGGCGACCAACGCGGCCTATGTCTCCACTCGGCAGGGCCTCGCGGTAAGCCTGCGCAATGACGGCGGCGACATCTGGATTAAGTTTGGCACCGCCCCCACGGCAAGCGTAGGCGGCGCGGGCTGCCTGTTCGTGGCAGACGGCGAGCGCCGCGACTTCGGGCCGTTGAGCAACGGCGACACATTCGCGTCGATCGACAACTCATGACGGGCGACCGAGACCCGGTTACGGGTGCTTTCCTAAAGGGCAAAAAGGGCGGGCCAGGCCGACCGAAGGGAAACCGCAACAGGCTTGGCGAGGCGTTTCTTGCCGACATGCAAGCTGCGTGGGTTGAAAGTGGCGCGTCGGTTATCGAAGGGGTAATCAAGACGCGGCCCCAAGACTTTCTTAAAATCGTCGCGTCCCTAATGCCGCAAGAGTTGCATGTCAAAACTGGGCCAGTGGAGGAATTGACGGGTGCAGAACTCACCGACAACCTCGACAAGCTCGCAGAACTCATTGCCCTCGCTCGCGGTGCTTCAGACGTTGCAAAAGCAACTCATGGCGGAGCAGGATCGGCGTAAGCGGCGCAACGCGATTGCGGGATATATTCCATACCCGAAGCAGCGTGAGTTTCACGCGCGCGGGGCGGCATCCCGTGAACGGCTTCTCATGGCGGGCAACCAGCTTGGAAAGACGTATTGCGGCGGGTCCGAGGCAAGCTATCACCTGACTGGCCAATATCCTGAATGGTGGACGGGCAAGCGGTTTGCCGTGCCCATCCGAATGTGGTGCGGGTCAGTCACCTCGGAAATGACGCGGGACAGCGTGCAACGAACGCTAATCGGCAAGCCAGCAGACTCGGAGTCCTGGGGCGAGGGGACCATACCCGCAGATTGCCTTGGCAAAATGTCAAGGCGACAAGGCGTTTCTAACGCGCTGGACACGGTTCTCGTTAGGCATGTTTCAGGCGGCTGGTCGAGTGTCGGGTTCAAGTCCTACGATCAAGGCCGCGAAAAATGGCAATCTGAATCGCTTCACGTCGTGTGGTTTGACGAAGAACCGCCGATGGACATTTACATGGAAGGCCTGACGCGAACCAATGCCGTTGTCGGCAGCATGGTTTACACGACGTTCACCCCGCTAATGGGGATGAGCGACGTGGTGCATATGTTCCTAGAGGGTGACTCATGAGCCGGTCAGTCACCCGCATGACCATTGACGACGCGGAACACATCAGCCCGGATCGCCGCGCCGAGATTATCGCAAGCTACCCACCGCACGAGCGCGAAGCCCGGACCAAGGGCATCCCGGCGATGGGATCGGGGCGCATCTTTCCCGTAACCGAAGAGAGCATCACCGTCGCGCCGTTTGCAATCCCCTCGCATTGGGCGCTAATCAGCGGGATCGATTTCGGGTGGGACCATCCCACGGCGGGCGTCATGCTGGCGCACGACCGGGACAGCGACACGCTATACGTCGGCTCATGCTACGCACGCCGGGAGGCCACGCCGCTTGAGCACGCGGCCACACTAAAGCGCTGGGGCGGCGCTCCATGGGCATGGCCACAGGACGCTTACCAGCGCGACAAGAGGACGGGCGGCACGCTGCGCGAAGACTACCAAGGCGCCGGGATGAACATGCTCGGCAGCCACGCCACGCACCCGGACGGCGGGAACAGCGTCGAAGCGGGCATCATGGACATGCTTACGCGGATGCAGACCGGGCGGTTCAAAGTTTTCTCGCACCTTGAGGAATGGCTCAAAGAATTTCGCATGTATCACCGAAAGAACGGCTTGATTGTCAAAGAGCGCGACGACCTTATGGACGCCACGCGCTATGCCCTGATGATGCTGCGCTACGCTGAACCGGCAGATTTGATCTTCGCCACCGACGAAAACCAAGCAGGCCGCAATCCGGCCACGGGGTATTGATGGACGAAGAAATCGAATATTCCCCTGATGGCACAATGCCAATGGGCGATATGGCTATGTCCGATTCGTATGGCGCGCCCGAAATGGAAGACGCGCCGACCCCCGACGCCATGCCAGCCGAGCAATTCTTGGAGAACGTGCTAAGCTCGGACAACCTTGCCAATGATTTAACCGACATGGGGCTTGCGAAAATCGCGCAGGTCGTCATGGACGAGTTTCGCGCCGATGAGCAGTCGATGGCTGAGTGGAACAAGCGCATGAAGTCGGGGCTTGAGCTTGCTCGCCTCGTCAAGGAAACAAAATCCTACCCATTCGATAACGCTTCCAACGTCAAATATCCGCTTATCACGTCAGCGGCGCTGCAATTCAATGCGCGCGCATATCCCGCCGTTGTGCCAGCGCAGCCGGTCAAGGTGGCGGTGCAGGGCGCGGACCCCGAAGGCCGCAAGGCCAAGCGCGCCGAGCGCGTGGGCGCGTTTATGTCATGGCAGCTAATGACGCAAATGCCAGAATGGGAAGAAGACACGGATCGGCTGTTGATCGTGCTCCCCATCGTCGGGACGGTCATTCGCAAGATTTGGTATGACAGCGGGAAGGAGCGGCCATGCTCGCGGCTCTTGGAGCCTGGCGCTTTCGTCGTCAATAACAAGGCCTCGTCGCTTGCCGATGCGCCGCGCTCGTCCGAAACCTTCACACTTTACTCATGGGAAATCACTGAGCGGGAAGCCGACGGACGATTCAAAAAATGCGAATACAGCCCCAGCGAAAATGACGATCCTTACGAGTTTATCGAACAGCATCGACGCCTAGACTTGGACGAGGACGGCTATCCTGAGCCTTACATTGTCACAATCTGCAAAGAAAATGACATGATCGTTCGGGTTGTCGCTAACTTTTCAATGGAAAGTGTGCGCTTGTCTGATGGCGACACGGGCCAGCGCAAAATCATGTCAATCATGCCTGATGTGTATTACGTGCCATATCACTTCATGCCGAGCATGGACGGCGGTTTCTGGGGAACGGGCCTTGGCTTGTTGCTCGGCGACATATCAGAGACCATCAACAGCATCATCAACATGCTTGTTGATTCTGGCCACATGAACAGCCTCGGCGGCGGATTCCTAGGGCGCGAGTTTAAGACCAAGGGCGGCGTCCAGCGCTTTGCGCCCGGTGAATGGAAGACACCCAACGCGGGCGGCTCCGACCTGCGCAACGCAATCGTTCCAATGCAGTTTCCCGGCCCGTCGCCGGTGCTGTTCCAGATGTTGGGGTTGCTGATTGAGGCCGGGCGCGAAATCTCGTCCACGAAAGACATTATGACGGGCGACAGCGGCACAAAGAACATGACCGCGACGACCACGCTTGCCCTGATCGAACAGGGAAACATGGTGTTTACAGCGGCCTATAAGCGGACATTTCGCAGCCTGCGCCGCGAATTTGAATTGCTGGCAAAATGCAACGAGATGTATCTGCCCGCTGAAACGCTTGAACGGTTCCACGATGAGCCGGACAAGGAGGGGAATAAGACAATCCCCATTGACCCGCGTGCCGAGTTTGATTTGAGGGGCATGGATATCAGCCCCGAAGCCGACCCGCGAGCGGTGACGAAACAGCAGCAACTCGCCAAAGCGCAAATCCTTTCAGAAATGGCGATGCGCGGCGAAGTTGACCAGCGGGTGGCGACACGCATGGTGCTTGAGGCTGCAAGCATCGGCGGCATTGAGGAGCTTATGCCGGACCCGTCGCCCGAAGAGCAGCAAATGCAAACCACTCAAATGCAAATGCAGGAGCTTTCCGCGCAGCTTGCCCTTGAAACCGCGAAATATGAACTCATCAAGGTGATGGCTGAGATAGACAAAACCTTGACCGAGGTGCAGAAAGCGCAGGCGGAGACCGCTGATACGATTGTAGGCGGTGAAAACCCACAAGCGGCGATGCAGCTTATGGCGATGCTGGACAAGATGAGGGAGATGAAGCGTGGAATTGACGAAAGACTCGCTGGAAGAGTGGAGGGCGCACCCGGTAACGGCGCACCTGCGCAACCTGTTCAGCCGGGAATGCAAGGTTCTGCGCCAGTCGATGTTCGAGGCATGGCTGCAAACGGGGGCGACGTCGGAGGTGGACCGCAGGGTTTTGCTCCGATGTGAGGCGATCATGTCCGAGTGGCTTGAATTTGACGCGAAGAGACTTGATGAAGTAGAGGAGTGGATCGATGAACAAGAGCGGCATCAACCCCGTTGAATACAATATCCTCGTGCAACCCGATGCGGTGGCCGAGAAAACGAGCGGCGGACTTTATAAGCCTGGAGACGTCACCGACCGTGAGAAATTTGCGGAAATGAAGGCGACTGTCGTTGCTGTCGGCGGGCTTGCGTTTACGCGCACGTCAAGCGGAGACGATTGGGTGGGCAAAAAGCCGAAGCCGGGGGCGCGCGTCTTGCTGGCAAAATATGCAGGCGTTAGCGTCAAGGGTGACGACGACAAGGATTATCGCGTGGTCAAGGATGAGGACGTGGTGGCGCTGTTGACCGGCGGGGGTGTCTGCAATGTCTGAACAGAGCAACGCGCTCGGCGCACCCGAGGAAGACCTCATTGAAGGCCCCGAGGTTGAGGACGAAGCCCTTGACGACGGCGAGGCGCTGCCGGAGCCGGAGCAAGAAGCCGAGCCGGACCTGAAGGCCGAAGCCCGTGCGCGTCAATTCGGGTGGAAGCCCAAGCGTGAATGGAAAGGCGACCAATCGGGATGGGTTCCGGTTGAGACGTTTCTCGACTTGCCTTCAACCGCACGACGTGAACGTGAGGCATTGCAGGACCGCGTGGACCGCTTTTCTGGGTTTATGGAGGAAACGACGCGCCGTCAGAAAGACGATGCGACGCGCTCTCACGCCGCTGAAATCAAGCGCATCCGGGACGAAATCGCGCAGGCTGGCGAAGTCGGCGATGTGCAGCGGATCAACGAGCGGTTTGCGCATCTTGACCAAGTTGAGCAGCGCGCCGCAGAGCGCAACGCGCCGCCCCCACAGCCGCAGGGGTCGCCCGAGGTTCACCAATACCGCGCAGATAACGAGTGGACCCGTGACCCGTTCCTGTGGGCGCAGGCGGTTGAGGCTGTGAACGTCAGTCCTGAGATTCAGAAAATGTCGCCAGCGGATCAACTTCGGTATGCGGAGGCGACAGTGCGGCGGTTCTTTCCTGGCGCGTTCAAGGCCACGCCTGCGCCGGACCAGCAGCGGCAAGCCTCCCGCGTTGAGGGCGGCGGCATCGGCGCGCGCGGATCGGCCAAACGTGGCTGGGGGGATATCCCCAAGGCTGAGCGCGACGGCATCGAGCCGCAGATTGACGGCAGAACCTACGCGGACAAGGCCGAAGCCGCCGCAGCTTATTGGAAGTGGAACGCATAATGACGCGACCAACTCGCCGTCGGCGCACAGACAATCTTACGGGGGCCAACCTCAAGCTGAGCGTTGCGGAGTCCAGCATGGACCGCGAAAAGTTCGCTTATCGTTGGGTCAACGAGGACAAACTCCTGTCTCGGACTGAATCCGACGACTGGGAAAAGGTTCCCACGGGCGATGTGGCGTCTACGGACTTAGGTTCGAGCGTCTCGCGTCTAGTGGGCCAGCACAAGGATGGGTCGCCACAGCGCGCCATTTTGTGCCGCAAGCCGAAAGGCTACTATGACGATGACCGCGCAGCCGGACAGGCCCGCGTGGATGATACGATGACCGCGATAAAAGGCGGCAAGGTCGGAAATTCCGACAGTGCTGGTTCGACATACATCCCGAGCGAGGGGATCAATATCTCTCGCAAGTGATGATCGGCTTAATCACATTTAGGAGGCCACCATGGCCAACAGTGATGCGCCGCGCGGTCTGAATCCCGTGCGGAACCTTTCCGGCGCTCCATACAATGGCGCCGTTCGCAAATATTACGTGCCGTCGTCTGATAGCACCGCTATCTATGTTGGCGGGCTGGTCAAGCTGGTCGGCTCCGCTGACAGTCGGGGCATCCCGACCGTGACTGGCAACGTGGCGTCCACGAATATCATTGTGGGCGTTTGCATTGGCATGGCGGACCCCACGCGGGACTCGCTGCTTTATCGCGCGGCTTCGACGGATTCTTATATCCTCGTCGCCGACGATCCGGGCTTGCTTTTCGAAGTGCAGGAAGACAGCGCCGGGGGCGCGCTCGCCGCTTCCAACGTGGGCAACGCCTGCGCGCTTGTCGGCTATACCGCAGGCAGCACGATCACCGGAAAATCCTCCATCGAGCTTGATAGCTCGTCGGCGGTTGCCAGCGGCGGCGGCGCGCTTGACGTCGTTATTGTGGCGCTCGTGGACCGTGAAGAGAACGAAATCGGCGTGAATGCCAAGTGGCTCGTGCGTCTGAATCTTCATTCCTACGTCAACGCCAATGTCGGCGTCTAGGGAGGGCTT